CGAGCATTGTGTAGTTCTGCTTAGCAAAGCCTTGGAACGCATATTGCACAGACGACATGTCTGTGCCCATCTTATTGGCGTTGTCTGCCATCTCTTGTAGGGCCTTGTTAGACTGTTCTGCGGCCTTCTGAACATTGCCACCGACTGCCTGTCGCAATGTTGCCGCGAAGGCGGTTGCCGTTGACATGTACTCGTTTTGGGACATGCCAACAGACTGCCAAGCATCAGCTGCATAACTTTTGACAGTACTCGCGGCGTCGCCATAAAGCGTCTCAACGCCACCTACAAGCTGTTCATATTCTGCATATCCGTTATAGGCGCTCTGAGTGATGCTTTTTGCCATCGAAATTGCGCCGTCGGCTACTTTGGAAGTCAATGCCCCGAAAATGCCTGCGATTGCTCCTGTTTTAAATGAAGAGCCAAAGCTTCCCGTAAAAGACTTGGCGCCACTTTCTCCGGCCCCAGTCATAGCATCACTTATAGTTGATTGAGCGCCCTTCATGTTGGGGATGATCGTGACAGTTGCGCGGGCGACCTCTGTCATTGGCATAGTCAGTCATCATCCCCTTTCTTTTTGGGATCGAAAGAATTCCACCACTTTTCGAACTGATCTCGTGGAATTGCGTCTTTGCCATAGCGGATGTCATTACTCTTGGCATGGGGCCGTGGATATGCTTTTGGTTTTTTAGGAGAGACTTTTGAGTGAGCTTTGACGAAGCCGTAAGAGAGCCATTGGATTGCGTCAAAAATGTCGGCAAGAATGGCATTTGTTTTCCATCTGCAGTTCCATGACGCAAAATCGCTATCAATCTCACGCGAGCAGGCGCTGTCCGCTGGCAGATGGTCGGCAAAATCAGAGAGATCTGACCAAGATATATCCCGCGGAACATCGGTGAGCGTATGGCCCGCGAGCGTCATGAGGTCGTAGTTAAGTGCCCCGCCGTGCTCGGAAATGAGCCTGACGAGGCTTAGGATTTTCCCGTCTTTGACTCTTCTGGCGCATTATCCATATCGCCCATGCCCATTGCGCGTCCGACTTGGACGAGAGTTGTGGTTGAGAGGCTATCTGCCACGTCGGCTGGCATATAGAGCTTGAGAAGCGCCAGGGAGAAGTCCACCCAGCTCAGTGGATCATCTTTGCTAAGCTTGCTATAGACGCTTTTGTCAATCTTGCGCATGCGCTCTGCCGGGATGTTGTCAATCATAGGTACATAGAACCGACGGAGCTTGGGGTTTCCATCTGCGTCCAAGACGACATTATCTGGCTCAGACTCCTGTAGCTCTGCGACAAGGTCCCAATCTTTGGCATCATAGGCGGCATCTAGCTTATGAGACCACTCTTGATACTCGGTGCTTGTAAGCTGTACTTCTATCTTTATTTTGCCGTGAGGCGCTACTTGAATAGCATCTGCCATTATGCGCTCACCTTCTGCCCGTCATCGGTAATCACGTAGATGGAGCTCCCCTGTCCGTCGTCATTGCAGTTGATGGTGACCGGCCATATGACGGCATCTGAGCTTGTAAAATCTACCTCATCAATGCCGGCGACTTGGCCATTTGGCACTTCGATCATCATGCGCTTGCTGCCATCTTTCATGCGGAGCAAAAATACCCCAGCAGGGGCGAGATGCGCACCAAACTTCATCTTATGGACGATTCCGTGGGTAGCATCAGCTACGATCGTGGAGTAGTACTCTTCGCCGACCATCATCTTCATTGACTCGGCATTCGTCTCGAGCAGAGGCACTTGAATTGTTCCTTCAAAGTTCTCGAGAACGGTACGGATTGCGGCTCCAGACCAGTTATGGATCATCGAAGTTGAGTAATCGGGAGAAAGGCTCACACCGTCTTCCCCAACATCTCCCGGGTTCACAAAGGCGTCATCAACCTCTTCGCTGGGGTAATCTGGAAGACTCGTCCCTAGAGGCCCGTAAGCGAGTTGACCGGTTATGAGGTCTCCTCCTCCGATAAAGACGTTATCGGGGTTTATCGTTTTTATTTCAGGCATTGTCTAACTCCTTAGTTTTTGCATGCGCTATGACAGTAAGTCGTGCAACACAAGTGGCTAAGTCTGGCCTTGCAGTGTCTTCGACCCAACTTGGCAAGGCGGATACGATAGCTGCTCTTAAATTGGTTGTTTGCAGACGGCATGCCGTGTTAAGAAAGCCGATCGCGCTCAGCATGAGCTCCATTGCGGTCGCTTCCTCGTTGGCCCTAGAGGTAAGCGAGATCTCGCACTTTTCGATGTGGTTATGAATGGTGCCGCCTGATGCTTCAACCTCTATGCAAGGCAGTGGCAAAACGGCAGGAAGCGGCGGGACTAAAACATCCTTGTCAATGAAAGCACCAATAGCTTGCCTGACCTCGTCTTCAATGTCTATAGGCGCATCAACGGATGCCATTAGCCCACCGCCTTAGATAGTGTCTGAGCTTTAGCCTCGGCGAGAGCAGCTTGCATGTCGATGGTCGTAACATGTGCGATTACGCGTCCTCCTCCATAAAAGCCTACGTGGGCACTGTTTTGGTAGGTATGGCCACGCGTTCCAGGATAAAGAGCCTTTGCGTTAGAATCTGCGCGCTGTCCGATGGTATTTGCGGCAGCCTGTACTTCCTTTGCTACTCCGTCGGAGCAGAGAATGTCATGAAATCCTGAGCTGATAAACTCCATCTTTACCTTTTTACTCATCCGGACCACCTCTTCAGGCTGAGCCTAATGTGTGATATTTGGCCGCTTGGTGATTTAGAAGGAAGGGGAGCACCATCTATGACGAAAACGGCATCGTCGAAGATGATTCTGTCACCTTCAATTACGTCTGCTTGCGGTGGAAGGAGTGCCGACATTGATTCAGACACTGCCAGGCGCCCGCCTTGGTCAAGCGTTGATGATTGAGGCTGTATGAGGCAGCCAGAAACGCTATGTGTTTTGCTGGCATCCCAATCGGGAACAGTTGATCCGCGACTGATTTTTGTCCCTGGCCTAATGATGGTGATTGTGTCCGTCCAGAAACTTTGGATGGGCATCTCGCATCACACTCCTTGTGGAAGCATGTAGCTTGAAAGTAAGAGAGTCTCATTTGTGGTGAGTCGTACTGAGGCATCGTAGCTAACGCTTACGCCATCAGCCGTCTCGCTTTTTATGCCGAATGGCACAGCAAGCAGACGTTGTGCCATCTGAAAACAGACGGCAAGAACGTCATCAGGTACCTCGTCAAACCCTGCCTCGTAGTTGACGACGACGGTTGCAAGGCCGCGTTTCCAGGCATGGTCGATACGGTGTATAAGCCCGTTTTTTGACCATTCCCAGTCAACACCCCCGACAAGCGTGGTCCCCTCCTCGACTACAGAGTCAACCGAAGCCACTTGTAGCGCCGGGAGGCTGATGAAGCAGCCCCGAGGCGAGATCTGCGCTTCGCATGAGAGGAGCGGGGCAATATGCCATCCGCAATATGATCGGATCGTGGCCGACGCCGAGAGAAGTGCTTGCGCAGACCGTGCGTCTGCCTTCCACCTGCCGCCAGAGACTGTCACAAGATCGTCTCCAGTCGCCAGTGCCGGCGGCTTTTTAGCTGCATCATAGCCCCACGGTGTTGGCACCATGACGGCCTCCTACTTGTTTTTTGGCGTTACCTGTTTCGTACCTTGCTTAACTGTTTGTTTGCTCACTTTGCTCACTTGAACCGCCCCTTTTGGAGCTTTGCCATCGTGATATTGACGTGTAGTCCCGTCACAGCATAAATAGCTTTTGAAATCTTTTTCATCCATGAGAGCCCTCCAGTCATTGACGGCAAGGGCAGCTAAAAGCTACCCTTGCCTCATCTTGTTAAGCGCTTGCCTTGGTAAGCTTTACGAAGGCCCCTGGATAGCGAATCGCCAGAGCCAGCCGCTCAGATGTACGGAACGTTACAATTCCCTTTTCGAAATCTTGCCCATCCGAGTTGGTCATCTCGAGCATGCGACCCGTACGATGGCGAATTACGCTGCCTCCGAGCTTGAAAGCTCCGACCACAATCGTTCCTGCTGCGATGGCGGGAGTCGGAACGACGTGAAGACTCCACAGGGGAGGCTCTTCGCTAGGCCCTGCGCCTGTGCCATATTGCCCATAGAATGGACCGCCTGCAAGGAATTGCTTGTTAGCATCCTGAAGGTTCGTCAGTTCATCCCAATCCTCATCATTGATGAGTACGCCATCGGCACGGAAGCCAGGAGTGCCCTTGCGGACCAACACTTTTGCGTGCTTGATGGCCTTGAGGAGGGCTTCAAAGTCAGCGTATGTAGCTGTTTGAATGCCATCGCGATTGAGAAGGCCAAGTTGGTTTTGCCCTGTGCCATCTCCAGCGACGATCTGGTCCTCCTCTTTGATGTCCATGAGATAAGGTCCGCGGTTGTTTATCGACTGGGCAAGGCGAGGGGAGTCGCTTAGGAGTTCGTCTGTGTCTTTCCACATGGCTGTAGTCTTCTTAAGCGAGTCCGTGTGTTCCTCAGGATCGGCGAAGTGAAGCTGGCCGTAGGTCTCGCCCTCTGCTGTTTGGCCGGGCTCGCCTTCCACTGCCCCTTCAACAAAATATGTGACGGCGCCCTCGTCGGTCGTTTCGGATGAGAACAGGTCCGCGACAGTCAAAGGCCGGCGGTAACCTTCCAGTATGTCTGGACGAATTTCTTGGTTGGTTATCGCATAATCGCTGGCCGGAGATGTGTTTACATCTGTTGAAGCCTTGAGACCAATTCCCGGCGTAGATATAGTGAAGCGGCGCTCCTTTGGACTGACAGAGTATGCCCTAACAGCCTTGACAGCCATCTCGCCGAGGGTTGCACTCTTTTCATTATCAGTCTTAAGGCTTGAAGAGCCGCCTTGGGAGAGTCCCCCAAGAATCGCTTTCGACTTCTCAAGGGCAGCAAGCTGTTGGTCTACTGCCGGAATCTCCTTTTCCATGATTTCATTTGCGCGCGCCGCGGCTTTGGAGTCGCCGGTATCGACCTTTGGAGCAAGTCCATCGAGCTCCTTGAGAAGCGCGTCTTTGCGTTCTTTAGCACCCATGATTACCTCTTTCTAGTATTTCGTGCATCTTTTTTTGGGTTTGCGCGAGCTTGGCGCTAGCGTTGTCGCTCTTTGGGTCCTCGCCGTGTGCCGGCTTGCCGTCCGAGCCACCTCCGCTCTTTCCCTCGTTCGTGCCTTGGCTGTCGTTTCCTAGTTGTTCGAGTACTGCTTCAATCAAATCTGCTGCTTGGCGGAGACTATCCTCAGCGGATTTTGAGGCCACATGGCCGCTTTTAAGATTGGGATCTTCCTGCTTGCTATCTAATATCTCGGCATGTTGGTTGGCAGGGATAGGAACGATGGACACTTCGTACAGATCTAGGTCTCGGAGCTCGTTTGCAGTGACGCCCTTCTCGATCTCGACAGGCCCAGCGTCTCTCACGTTGTAGGCAAAGCTCATCTTCGACAGTCTTCCATCAGCCACGAGCGCGCGGCATCGCTGAGCCTTTGGAGAGTCATCGAAGTCTGCGCGGATTTTGAGTCCCCTCTCATCCTCGGCAGCGAATTTGACAGACCCTATGATCATGTCAGGGTCGTCAGAGCCCTTATGGCCATACATGAGAGGTATTGGCTTTCCGCTGCTTGCCCATTCCTTGAGCGTTCGGGAAAATGCGCCTTTGGCGATTATGTCCCCGTAACTGTCAGGGTCGCGATCAAATGTAGCCGCATATGCTTCAATGCCGCCATTGTCGGTTGACTCGTCAGCCTTTATCTCGCCCGCAAAGTCCTTGTAGCAAGTGCTGCTGGCGGCTTTCATGCTCAAATATCTCATCATTCCTCCTTGGAACGTCCTGCTCATGGCATCGTCACTTCCACTTCGCAATGGCAGTGCGCTATTTCAGAGGCATCTAGTGCCCCGGTATCGCCTGGCCACATTGCCCCGTTTGAGAAAGGCTTGTTGTATGGCACGGTTTCTCCATCCATGCGTGCATGACTGGAGCGTGGGTTAGACGATGGGTTATGGATCCAAGTTTTTGTGACGCCACGATCAGGGGCAGTTTGGTGCACGGCTTCCAGAACTGACCATCCAGCTACAGACGTTGCAATTGAGCTGCCAGAGTTATCTGATCTCTCTGCTTGGGCCTTTTCAAACACCCCGTGGGGAGTAGACCCTAAGGCACTTGGATCGACAGACCCCGCTAGCGCTGCTTTCAGCTCTTCCAAGGTGATGCCATTGATCCCATGCGCCCTGCCTTCGGCGATCTTTCTCAGGTATGCTTGCGTGCGGCCTACGTCGTAGAGGCTTGGGTCTAGTCCAAGCTGTTGGATTGCTTTTTTTGCGGCAAGTTCGCTTTGAGCATAAATGACAGGGGAAAGGTCGTCAGCGAGCTCTTGATCCCACCTGTCAGCATCCCACCATGTTTGCCCCTCGGCATCCTTTTTTGCGCCGATTTGTGGCAAGACAGACCGCGCTTGACGCGCAAAGAACTTTTGCAAAACCCTGGATAACTCGTCGCTGTTTTCCTTAGTCGGATGCCCTCTGGCCTTGCGCCTGGCAGACTTTTCTTCTGACAACGAGGAAGCATCTTTGCCAGAGATCTGCTGAGGCTTGACGGTTCCATTCCTTGGCTTTAGTGGGTTGGAATCTGTCGGAGACGCTTGTCCGCCCAAGGTTACATTCATGGGTACGATCAGATCGTCGCCACCATCAATGCTTGGCAAGTTCAGCTGCGCTCGCGCCTCATTGC